GGCTTCTTGGGCAAACTGAATGTTGCCATCAATAGAGGCAGTGTGAGTGCCGTCTGTGCCAGATACAGTAAAGAGCACATTAACCACATAATCAGGGTTAGGTGTGTTTAGTGTGTACATCGAGTTAATAGTTGTTGTGTATGTTGTTGCCATTTTTATGCTCCTAATTTAGCTTTGAGTGCGTTTACTTCTGCGGATAGTTCTTTTACTGCGTTGATTAAATGCCATGTGATATTGCTTGCATCTACAGACATTACACCAGTAGATTCTGTTTTTACGCAGTCTGGCAATACTAAAGCTAGTTCTTGGGCGATTGCGCCAAGTTGAACACCTTTAATATCAATAGCTTGTTCTTTTGGCAAATCAGTTACTTCATCTGCTGTGCGGTATTCAAAATTACGCACTTGAATTTTATTGATGGCATCAAGACCTACTGTGTTATCAACAATATTCTTTTTAAGTCTTTGGTCAGAAGTAGTAGACCAAGAAGAAGAGTTATTGCCTTGATATACGCCACCGCCATTAGGAGAAAGAAATCCTGTATTAGACCCTTTTCCACCGATTGCAGCACCTATCACAATAGTGTTTGTATCTGAAGCAGCATTAGGATTGGAGTTTAGACCAATAATAATGTTATTAAATCCAGTTGTTATGTTATATCCAGCACCATATCCTAAACATACATTTGATGTGCCAGTAGTTATTGAATACCCAGCTTGATAACCTACTGCTGTGTTATTAGATGCGGTGGTGTTGTTTTGAAGCGCACCTGAACCAAATGCAGAATTATACGAACCTGTAGTTGTATTATTTAAAGCATTAGTTCCAAAAACATTATTGTATAAACCAGTTGTAATTCCATTTCCAGCACCTACACCTACGCCAGTATTATTGTAACCAGAAGAAATGCTTTGAAGTGCGGCAAAACCAATACCAGTATTTGATGAACCAGTAACTGAACCGCCAGTTAAAACGCTGTTACCAACAACAGTATTGCTACTTACACCACCACCACCCTTACCAACAGTAAGACCATTGATGGTAAAGTCTGCTGCGCCTGTGTCGCCACCTGGGGAGGTTATCCCTGTTGTGCCGTTAAGAACGATTGTCATATAATTAGGCTCCTACTTTTGCTTGAAGGGCAGCTACTTGAGTCTGCAATGTGGTGATAAGGGCTTGTTGTTCTTGGATAGCGGCAGTTAATGTAGCCACTAAGAAGCTGGTGTCAACACCTTGATAAATGGGTTTACCTTCTTCATCTACCGCATCTTTTTCGCCAGTTACACAGTCAGGCACAATTTCTTGTAATTCATGCGCTATAAATCCTTGACCTTTAGATTTATCAGAAATCCAGTCATAAGTTACTGGTTTTAATTGCAACACAGTAGATAATCCGCCACTCATTAGCTGGACATTTTCTTTTAATCGATAGTCTGAAGAAGTATTAAATGCCGTAGTAGAACCATTAGTAACAATACTTCCTTTTGTAGAGCCTTGATATTCAATATTTATATTAGTTTGACCAACAGTATTAATATTTGACCTTAAACCCAAAGCAGAACCGCCAGCACCAGTTCCAGTATTGAAAAATACTGTAGCATTTGGATTATCTTGACTAACAAAAAATTTTGCGTAACCTAATGTTGTACCAACCAACAAATTACCACTAGAATCAATACGAGCAGCTTCTGTTGCACTTCCTCCTGTTCTAAATGCAATATAAGTACCAGCAAGCTGCATTTGATACCAAGATACACCTGGATTTAAAGAGCTAAGTGTTGCTCCGTTTGTTGTATCAAAAGAAACGCCTAATGCTCCACCTGCAATACCACCTGAAGATGTAGCCTGACCAAAAGTAGCAACGCTGCTATTCCAGTTGCTTCCTATTGTGTAAGATGTTCCTAAAAGAACATTTAGCTTTGTTCCTGTTGCGGTAGTACCAATACCTACGTTACCAGATGAGTCAATACGCATCCGTTCTGCACTGCTTGTGTAAAATGCTTGTCCAGCATCACAAACAAAGTTTGCAAATCCAGAAGTAAACCCAATGTTTAAAGTTGCATTAACGGCATCTGAAAATGATGCTGCGTTATTTTGACTACCAGATACAATATATTTACGAACTGTAAGAGGTGCATAACTTGATGGACTACTAGTACCAATACCCACATTCTGTGATGTATCCATCGTCAAGCCTACAGTGCCGTTATTGCTGGCGAGCTGGAGGATGCCGCTGGTGTCCCCTGAAAGGTTTAGTGCTGTGCCAGAAGATGTTCCTGCACTGAGAATTGATGCCATGTCTTACGCTCCTACTTTAGCTTTGAGTGCCGCAATTTCGGCTGCTTGGGTTGTTACTAAGGTGTTGAGTTCTTGGATTGCTGCTGTTAGTGTGGCAACAAGGAATGAAGTGTCAATTCCTTGTGCTTTAATTGAACCATCTTCATTAACAGCATCTTTTTCGCCAGTAACACAATCAGGCACAACTGCCTGCAATTCATGGGCAATAAATCCTTGACCTTTAGATTTATCACTAATCCAATCATAAGTAACTGGTTTTAGCTGAGATACAGTAGCTAACGCACCAGTCATAGGCTGGACATTTTCTTTTAGACGATAATCTGAAGAAGTTGCGTATGTAGTTGCTGAACCGCTTGTTGAAATACCACCAACTTGACCATTTGGATTATAAAATCTAAACATGACATTGGATGCAGTTGTAGTAGTAGAAAGCAATCCACCTGAAATGTCAGGATTTGTCAGCGTAATTCCGCTTGATGAACCTGTTGATGACCAACTTCCAATGTTAAATTGACCTGAAGGAACATAACCATAACCACTACCATTAAAATAACATCTAGGATTACCATCACCATCAGATAACACAATGTAGTTACTTGCTGTACGGATGTCTAGACCGCCTTGATTTCCTGGAAAACAACCCAATACTGTGTTTTTTGCACCAGAAGTAATTTGGAAACCAGCACTATCACCAATTAAGGTATTGAATGAACCAGTTGTGTAATAACCAGAGCCGTTACCTACAAAAGTGCAATCTGAACCAGTTGAAGAATATCCAGCTTGTCTGCCAATATAAGTGTTGTATGGGTTTGTAGATTGACTATATCCAGCTTGATAACCTACTGCTGTGTTGTTAGAGGCAGTGGTGTTTGCTTGAAGTGCTTCACGACCAATAGCAATATTAGCCGTTCCAGATGTGTTGCTTCTTAAAGCATTATAAGAGCCAATAGCTGTATTATCTGTGCCTGTTGTATTTGCAGTTAATGCTTGGTAACCAAAAGCAGAATTTAAACCACCGCTAACATCAACAGCTAATGCTTTATAACCAAAAGCTGTTGGAGTTCCGCTTGCATTAGAAGCAGCAGCAGCACCACTACCAACAACAGTTGCAGCAGAAGAACCGCCACCCTTACCAACAGTAAGACCTGATATAGAAGCGTCATTGGTAACTGTGAGGTTGGTGAAGGTTTGTGAGCCGGAGGTGAGGGCTAGGGTGCCTGTAGCGGCAGGAAGTGTTAATGTGTTTGTACCTGCAACTGAAGGTGCTTGAAGGGTGATTGCCCCTGATGAATCTCCAGCTATAACTAATGAACTCATAGAACCACCCATCTACTGCCCGAAGGCACGGTTACTGATTGACCGCTTGCTATTGTTACAGGGCCTGTGCTTGATGCTGAGTAGCCTGTAGGGATTGTGTAACTAGTAGCAATCGTTTGATTATTTACAAATATACCATTGGAGGCTACTACTTCAGCCCCAGTTAATATGTTTGGTGTTGTGACATTTCCTGCTGTAGAAATAGTTAAAGCATCGGTTGTTCCACCATTAATAGCAAAACGAATTTGATTGCTTGTAGTTGTTCCTAATGCCAAGTCACCGCTAGTAGCTGTCAAATATACGTTATTAGGTGAATTAAAAGCACCAGTTCCAGTCCACCCGCTACTATTCATACCAAAATCACCATAATAGGTGGTTGCGGTAGTGTTGTTATTTCCTACGATAACATCAGAAGAAGCTGCTGTTCCTGTGCTGGTATTTTGGATTTCCATTTGAATGTAACTATTTTGACTGGCCTGCATTGTCAAAATATGGTTTACATCGGTGTATCCTAATGTGCCGTAAGCAAATGCACCTTGGCTAGATGTGCCTGAAGTGGTTTGGTTAGCAATGTATTGACCAGTTGTTACGCTGGCTGGAAGACTTAAAGTTACAGCACCTGTAGATGCAGAAGCAGTAATCTGATTGGCTGTACCAGTAATAGAAGTAACAGCAGATCCTGATAATGTTGCCCAAGACGGAGCTGCCCCTGTATTGCCTACCAATACTTGACCAGTTGTTCCAACAGCTGTAACTCCTACTGCACTTGTTCCATTTCCATAAACAATACCATTAGCTGTTAAGCTTGTAGCTCCAGTACCGCCATTGGCTGGGGAAACTGCAGAACCTGTAGGGCCTACAATGCTTGTGCCATTGTTATAAATTGCCTCTTCTGATGGATATGTAACAAATACGTTCTGAGTTCCAGAGTTAAAGTTTGTTAGTGATCCACTATTTGATGATGACAATACTGTTGTGCGGGCTAAAGTATTTCCAGAAGAAGTATAAGTTCCAATACCAACTTCCCAATTTGGGCCAGATTGGTCTGCAATAGTGTAATAAGTTGTATTACCATTTCCAACCGTTGCTGAAAATGTTTGGTATCCTACAGTAGCTCCAAGGAGCGTAACTGTACCTGTGCCTGGTGAAGTACAGGTTTCTAGTACTCTGTCTTTTAAAACCAGTGCCATATCTGGCTCCTAATTATGATGTTGCTGTAGTGCTATAAGTTACGCTTACAGTATCGCCAGCAGTAGTTACTTTAGCAGTGGAAAAATTACCTTCGCTATACAAAGTACCGCCAGTGGAGCTTTGAGTGCTTACTGCACCTGTTCCCAATACTAAGAAACAACCATAAACAGTACCGCCAGAACCTGTAATTGTGTAGGTAATCGCAGTGGCTGTTGATGAAGTTACGTTAGAAGGTGTAGCACCAGTAGAAGTAGAGGAAGCAAATACAGCTGTACCACGAACTGCAGAACCACCTACCGTATAAGCTGTAAATTCTTTACCACCACCTACTAAAGTAGTCATAGTATCTGTAGCAGCTGGGGTCAAAGTGGCGTTTGTAAGGCCAAGGAATGGTCCAGTAACAGAGTAGCTAGAACCTTTTAATAAAGTATCAAGCATTAACTGCTTACCTACGGCAACGACTAAATTAGGAAAACCTTCAGTCCATTTGAGATTTCCGTCTTTATCACGGCATTCAACGTGCCAGTATCCTTCAACTCCCATTCCTTCAGGAATAGATGCGTTTGCTTGTAATGTGGCTACAGCGTGATCGCCAAAGTTTGATAATTCATTTGTCATATTAATCTCCAGAACTGATTACGTTTGCAGCCGTGTAGCTACTGATTGTTAAAATAGCAGACGAATAAGTCGCTGCTGGGAATTGGACAGTAAAACTACTATTACAGGTCTTATCTGAGCCGAAATTAAGTACAAAACAAGCTGCTTTTGTAGTGTAATTGTAAACTAAAGCACCCCTACAAGTAAAGGAAGCAGGGTTCCAAACTACATTGGAAAATGATACATAAGCTGTGTTGTATTGCTGGTTAATTGTAGGAACCGTGGTGATTACTAAAGGTTGACCACCTGCCGTATAGCCAGTGCCAGTAACTTCATTTACTGTTGTATAAGCTGCGGTAGATGGGCCTAAATTGGCATTAGCGTTATACAAAGCAATGTAATAGTTACCAGTAGTAAAATTTTCATTGCCATTTAATAAATTCTGGGCAAAAACGGTACAAGATCCTTGGACAATAGACATTATTGTTTCACCATAATACGAGCCTGACCATTACGGTAAGCATCACCACGCTCAAGACCAGTGCCAAGACGATTAAGCTGACCAATAGCTTCTTGATACAGTTTTTCATAGTAAGTAACCATATCCTGTTCGCCCTTCATAAATATCATGGCTTCCCGCATTGCACCATATAAAAGGACTGGGTCATAGTTATCACCAAGCCAGCTTTGACCATTGGTGTTAGTAATAGAGGCTACTGAGATAGAAAATCCAGATCCAGAGTTACCTATTGATGTGTTTGGTACGGTTAACACATCACCTACCACATAGAATTGACCACCAAATGTAATGTTACAAGAAGTAACTGTTTGTCCAGTAACGATGATATCGGCAATAGCACCGTTTCCAGAACCGCCACTTAACTGTACATTTTGATATACACCATTGGTATACAGTGAACCACCGTTTAATGATCCTGTACCAGTAATTTGACCTTGAACAATCGTAG